GATGACCATTTCGCCGTCGCTGAGCATCGCGTGGTGGGTGTCCGTGCCCCGCGATTCACCGCCGCTGGCCAGGAAGTTCCAGGCCGTCCCGCCGTGGGCGGCCGTCATTCCATTCTGACTGGCCACCGTCGGCATCTTGATGGCCTGGGATGATGCCGCGATCTTATCCATCTGGGCGGCTGCCGCTGCCAGGCCGTTGATGAAGGCGGGCAAGATGTCTTGTGTCGTCTTCAGCAGGTTGGCCTTGATCTCCTCGTCGGACATCTTGGGGATGATCGGCTCGGGGTGCAAGTTCTTCTGCGAATTCAGATAGTCTTGCGCCTTCGACCCTTCCTCGCCCATCTTATCTTTGCCGGCGCGGAGAGCCTTCAGCTTCTCTTCCTGGTCAACCACGTCCTTCAGGTCTTTCAATTGCAGGGTCAGGCTTTCCGTCCTGTTGCCCATTCCCATAGGCGCATTCGCATTGAGGGCATTGACCTTCGCCAGCAAGTCCGTGTAGGCGTCCGGTGTGGCCGCCTCGTGGTGACTCGTAAGAAACTTGATGCTGTTCTCGATCTTGCCGAACTGATCGGCGAAATCACCGACTCCCAGGGTCTTGTTCTCGTTGCCCGCGAAGAAGTCCCAGATTTTCGTCACGCCGGCAGGCAAAGCACTGGCAACGGTTTTGACGCTATCCACGAAACGGGCCGTCTTGCCGTAGGAAATCTGCATCTGGCCTTCGATCTCGACGACCTTGTGGCCGATTTTCTCCTCCGAGGAGGCAATGGCGTCGTTGGCCTTGTTGATCTTGTCGGCTTGCTCGATCTTGGCGTCCGTGGCCTTGTCCGCTGCCTCGCGCATCTCCGTGGGGCTCATGGCGGACATATCCACGCCAGGGGCAAACTTCTGATAGGCTTTGGAAATATCCAGGCCATCGTTGATCTGCTTGTTGAACCCGTGGATCGCTGCGGGAGATGCTATCAGGCTGTCGATCTGCACCGTCGTAACGCCTTCCTTCATGGCGTCTTCCATCTTCTTGTGCAGACCAGGGAAGTTCAGCAGCGGGGAGGCGTCAAAACTGGTGTCGCCGAAGAGCTTGAAGAACTTGGCCTTGTCCTGCATGGCCTTTTCTTCGTTCTTCGCCCGCATGTCGGCCTTGAGCGGATTGCCCTTCGCGTCGAAGAGCGCGCTTTCCTTGTTGATGTCCTTCATCAAGGTCCGCATTTCCTCGCCTTCGGACTTTTGCACCCCAGCGGCTTGAGCGGCCTCTTGACGCTGGGCTTCCTTGAGTCTGTCGAACTCTTTCTCGCCCTTGAGGCGCTGATCCATGATGCCCAGGAGCGTGCCTTCGGCTTCCTTTTCCAGGGCCACGTTGCCGGTGGTCTGGGCCGAAGATATGGCCATCTTGGCGTAGCTCTCGGCCCGCTTGAAGGCGTTTTCGGCCTTCGCCAGGTCTTCGGGCGACTTGGCGTTGGCCATTTCCTTCTCGCCCTGGCGGGCGAGTTTGTTGGCCATCGACTCGTCTTCCCGCTGATGGGCTGTTGCGCCTGCGTTGTCATGCTTCTGCTTGAACTCGAACTGCTTATCCTCTTTCTCGGCCAGGATGTTGTTGATCCGCTTGTGAGAATCTTCGATGGCCTTTTCGCACTCTTTCGCCAGGTCTTTGAGGAGGTTGGCTTCCTTTTCCTTGGTGGCGACCATTGCCTCCATCGAAGTCTTGGCGCTCTCCTCCATCGCCTTGTCGGCTTCCTTGGTGCTATCGACCAAGGCGTTGTAGGCTTTGCTGATCTCGGCGATTTCTTGCTTGATCCGCTGGCCGATCTCTTTGTTGCTCTCGTCGGCGGCGGTGGTCTTCGCCTGTCGCTTGGCGTCGGCGGCGGCTTCGTCCTCGGCGGCCTGCTTCTCGAAGTCCTGGCGGGCCTTCATCATGGCCGCATGGAGTTTGTTGTCGATGAATGAGCCGGCGAAATAGGCAATCAGAGCAACGCCCGCAACACCGAGCGCCGCATTGAGTCCCGTCATCTCCACTGAGAGGAGGGCCGTCTGCGCGGCCGCCGCACCTGCACCCACGCCCCACAGCGCGAGGCCCGCAACCACGACGGTTATCGGGCCGGCAAGGGCGGAAATCGCCGAAGTCAGCGTGCTCGTGCCACCGGCAAAGGCCAAGACCGAAGACACGCCTTGCAACAGGGTGGGACCAAGTTCCGTGGTCAACCAGACTTGCAGCTTATTCAACTCGGCGGAAACCTTTTCCGCGTTGGTGTCAATGAATATCTTGTACGCCTTGTTCATCGACTCGGCGCTGGCAGCGTGCATCCGTTCCAACTCGGCTGCCGCCTTCTCGGCATTGCTGCCTGTCTCGCGGAGTCCGGCGTTGATGCCCCGAACATTGGGGATCAGCTTGACGAACTCGGCAATCGTGCCGTCCGTCGAATCACGCAGCTTGTCGAGTGCCCCTTGGTAGCCGTAGGCCCCGATCATCTGTTCGCCGGAGTCCATGCCGAAGGCATCGTGCAGGGCCTTCTTCATATCGGCCGAAGGCTTAATCAAAGCCATCATCGAACTGCGGATACTGGTGGCCGCTTCCGGGGCCTTGACGCCGGCCACGGTCAATTGGACCATCGCCGAGTTGACTTCATCAATGCTCACGCCCAATTCGGCGGCCACGGGCAGAACCTTGCCCAGCGAAGCAGCGAGTTCCTCGCCGCGCACCCGGCCGTCCTGGATCGTCTGAAAGAACTTTGCCGCCACCAGCGTGGCTTGACTCGAATCCAGGCCATAGGCGTTCAATGCCCCGGTAATGAGGTTCGTCGCCGTATTGAGTTCCATGACGCCGATCTTGGCCAGCTTCAAGGAAGCGGTCATTACGTCGGCCCGCTGGGCGGTGGTCACGAACTGGGCGGACACGGCCTGGTATTCGGCCTCGGCGACCTGCGCCAAGGGGAAGTTGAACTCGGTCGCCAGGCCGGCGATGCTCGACTTCAAGCCGTCCATGCTCTCTTTGGGAGAGGCCATGATGGAATTCAATTCGGAAATCCGCTTCTGGAAGTCCATCGCCGAAGTGATGGCCTCGCTCATGGCGTCCCGAATCCCGCTGATCGCCCGCACAATGGCCTGGGTAATCACGATCCGCGAGAGCATCTGCAAGCTGACCGTGAAGCCGCCTGCCTTCTTCTGGCCGTCGTCCAACACTTCGTTGAGCGGCTTGATGGAGTCTTTCGTCTTGTCGATGTCCGCCTGGACATCGGGCGGCAGCCAGAGTTTCGACTTGGCCGGCTCGGGCGCTGGCGGCGGCGCGGCAGCCTGTCCGCCCGCCTTGTTCATGTTGGCGTTGAGTTTGCCCATCGCCGACGCCGCGCTGCTGGCATAGGTAGCGAGGTCTTTGAGGATCGTGACCGTGGCTTCGGCGCGGCTGTTCCAGGAGGACATGGCGGTGCCGAGGTCGTTGAAGCGCTCGCCCATGCCCTCCAACATCTGATCCATCTTCGCCAACTGGTCGAGCGCATCTTTGCAGCTAAAGCCCAGTGTAGAGACAATTTCGTCCGACATGGTGTTACCCCACTTCCATCCGCGTGCCTCTCACAAAGGGAGCCACGCTCGGCAAGACAACGCCCTTGGCAAAGCGATTGAAAGCGATCAGGCCCTTGGCCTGGAACTCATAGGGGCCAGGCTTGAGCAGCAAGGCCGGTGGCTTCCACTTCGTCTCGTCCGGTTCCTGATTGGCGTTGTGATATTCGTTCCAGATCAGGTGCGGCAGACTGGTTTGATAGGTGAAGGTGTAGAAGCCCGGTGGCTCGTTGAGGTTCAGCTTGCCTTGGCTGTTCTCTTGGCCCAGGCTGGTGCGGTCGCCGACCGTGTGCAAGGCCCCGCCCCTCGACCCCGGCAGCACGCTGGCCACGCTCGGCACACTCATGCCGATAGTCTCGGCGAGTTTCACGAAGGTAGCCCGCGACGCACCGCTCCAAAAAGGAATTTCATCCAAAACGGCGCTGAGCCACTCCATCACGGCCTGGGCCATGATCTCCCTCATGGCCGTGTCCAGGGCCGCTTGGTAGCCGTCAAGATCAATCCATGCGTCATAAAAAGTTCCCGTGAATTTCATGGTCAGAAGCCTCCGCAGTTGGCCATTAGGGCATCCGTGCCCCTGCCAGTTGAGCCTCCCGCTCGCTCTCGTCATAAGTCCGAGTCTGGTGATAGGCGATAATCAAGGCTTGGGCCTCGATCCCGCAATCATCCCAGGCTGGCTGAACGCCAGGAGGCAGAATCCCTAGCCGTTCGCAGGCACCCCAGACGGTGTACTCGCCTGTTCGGTCTGTGGGCCAGAGTTGCTTGCGGGCGCTTGCTCCTGACCAGCAAGAAAAACCGCGCGGGCCTTTTCAATCTTGCCGTCGTCGAGGCTGTTGGCTTCCAGCACCAGGGCCGTCACGCGGTTGCACTCGAACTGGCTCAGGCCGCCGTTCTTGAGGTCGTTTTCCCATTCGGTCCACGTCGCCGGGTTGGCGATGTCCACCGTGTCCCATTCGATCTGGGTCGGTTCCAGCGTGCGGGCCACCATGAAGCCGAGTCGCTTGGCGCTCCACTGCGTCAGGATTTGCTGGTAGGTCGGGTCGTTGTGGTTGGGGACGAAGCCGTCCTTGGTCAGCTTGCCCGGTGGCTTGGGCAGCGGACAGATGGCGTTGAACTCGCTCATGTCCTTGAGGCCCTTGGCCCGAAAGACGATCTGCGATTCGCCACGGGGCAGAACCAGGAGCATTTCACGAGACAAACTGTTGGGGTCGATACCGGCGATCTTCATGTGCGTTTCTCCCTCGCAATGAAAAGGTGAAGAAAAAGAAAACCAAAGGAAAAGGAAAGGCAGCGTCGGCACCGCCGACGCTGCCCTCGTATCAAGGCCCGGTCGTCTAGGCCGGGTCAACCGATCTTTCTACTACTGGAAAGTAAAAGAGGACCGGGGAGTCGTTAGGCTTGCGGCACGCGCGACACGACCGCTTCGGTGATGTTGCACTTGCCGTTGCAGGAGATCATCGCCTTGTTGTAGTCGATGTCTCGGCTTTCCACGCGGAAGTCGGGAAAGGACGTGATTTCGATGTCCGCGCCGCTACAGGGCGGCGTGTAGGTGATAATCACTTCCACGGCATGGGGCTCGCACGGATCGGGACCAGACGTGACCCATTCGGCCCCTGCGCCTTCGCCCTTGAGGGCGTCCATCGGACAGAGCGGCTCGCTCGTGCCGGTGGTGATATGCTCGTAGACGCACTCGAACTTCATGTCCACGGGAACTTCGTTGCCTTCGCGCACGGCGTCCAGGTTTCCGCGTTCCAGGTCGTACTTGTATTCCTTCTTCTCGGTGTAGGTGCAGTTGCCTTCGCCGATCTTGATTTCCAACTGCTGCGAGAGGATCGTGAGCACGTCGCCGATGGCATACGTGGCCGTGGCGGCAGCCAGCGGAGGCGAGAAGGTGATCGCCGTGGTCACGTCCTCGCTACTCTGCGTGCGGGCGGTGACAATGTGGATCAGACCGCCCGCTTCCGAGGCCAGCGTGAAGCGTGCCCCGAGGGGAACCTTGGCCGGGTTCTTGGCGCGGGGGATAACAACGTCGTTCAGCGTGAGCGAAGTGGCGGCTGCGGCAGCGGCCGTGGTGGCCACCTCGGCGGTGGGCATGGTAACGCCATCCGCACCGGCTAGGCCGAGACCGTCCTGAAGGACGATGGTGCAGTATCGAAGTTCAATACGTGCCATTGGAGAGCCTGCTTTCTTTTATTGTTTGTGGGTGCCGGGCAGCTTACAGATAGGGCCGTCCGTCATTCGAGAGATACAACAAGTACCGGGCATCCACGAGGGATTGCTTGATCCGGTTGGTCAGGTCCGCCTGTCCGAAGTGCATGACGCGCACTGCTTCGCCCCGGTTCTTGCGGGGCTCCATGACGCCGATGCAGACAGTTCCATCGTCGCCAGGTTGATTGCCGAATGTGAAGATAGGAATAGGGGCGTCCATCGCCGCTTGGAAAATGCCAATGACATTGAGGATGTCGTATTTGTTCTTCCCATCCTCATAGCGGCTGACGAACAGGGCGTTCGCATCCACGGCAAGTTCGTAGTAGTCGTTGCTCAAGTCCCGCGTGAAAGGGCCTGAAATCCGTATTTCAACCCGGTCGGTTGCGTCCATGAAGGCCGTGGTCCGTTCGTCGAGGCCCTCCACCAGGACCGGCAACTGGTTGTCCTTCGCCAGTTCTTTGAGCATGGTCGCCAGGGAGGCGAAGACCCATCGAGCCCAGTTGGGATTGCTGCTCATGGTTTACTCCTACGGGCTGGTGTGGGCCGTGTCGCTCGGCGTCAAGGCGTCCGTCGCCGTGCGGTAATGAAGTTGCATTCCTTCCACACGACCACGGAGTTCCTTGCCGACGACGACCCATGCCGTGCTGAATTCGTATTCGGTGAGCGTGTCGATGTCGAAGTGCTTGTTGTCGAAGACGATCCAATCGTCTTTCTGAAGCACGAAGTCGCGCGGCGCGTCCTTGCGGTCGATGATGAAGGTCCGCTTGCCAACGTCGAACCCGCCGCCCTGCACCATCTGCTTCTGGGCGGTAATGAGCGAGATGCTCTGCTTGGCGTCTCTCGTGACCACCCCTTGCAAGACCACCGCACGCGGAATCCGCACGGTCTGGACCGCATTGCTGGCCACTCCCGTCTTCGGATCGGCGTCGGCGGACGTGCGGCGGCGAATGAGGATCATCGCGCCGTACTGCCGCTTCATGGCGTAGATGTTCGCCGAGACGTTTTGATTCGTGACATAGTTGTAAGGGGGTTTCATGGGGAGCCCTCTAAGATTGGGAGCAACAGCCGGGAGGGCCGCCCTTCAAGGGGCAGGTGAAGCGTTCGTCCAGCGCCTTTTCCAAGCGCTCCATGACGTTCGTGTTTTGCGTGATGACTTCCGTGCAGCGTTCGACCATCGGCAGGAGGACGTTCCGCTGTTCGTCTTCCAAGAGGTCGATGCGATTGCCCATCCGGGTCTCGCGTTGCCACCCTTGCCAGAGCAGGAACACGACCACCAGGATCAGTGGCCCGTACTGCTTGAGCAAAGGGAAAATCTCGGTGAAACTAGCCTCAGCAAATAGACTGGTCATCGCCAAACCTCAATCCTTCGGTAAGTGAAAAGGCCGCCCGCCCGGAGTTGCGTCCGGGCGGGCGAACCGTTTCCAGTGTTTGACGCTAAGGCGTCAGGGTCTTGACGCGAAAGGTGCGGTTACGGACCCTGAAGAGGCTTAGCCTTGCAGCACGACGCCGAGGTTGGTGTCGAGGATGGCGACACCGGCGAGGATGTCGAGGTTGACCATCGTGCCGCCGTTGGCGATGCTGTACTGCATCGAAACCCGCATGGCGATGTCGTTGTAGACACCGACGTGCGCCAACACGCCCATCGCGTTGTTGGGAATGGCCAAGGGGCGCGTCACCAAGGCGATGGCGTTGCGGTGGAAGGCCAGGTTCATCGCGCCTGCCGGGCCGGGGAAGGCCAGGTCGGCGTTGTTGACGGCGATTTCCAGCGGGCGGTCGAGGATGACGGTCTGCTGGTTGACACCGCTCACGTAGGACTCGATCACGGTGTAGACCTTGCGGCCCGAACCGGTGCCGAAGGCCACCAACTGGCCAATCGACGGGGCATTGACCCAGCCGGTCAGGACGATGCCCGAGACCCAGCCAGCGCCGTAAGCGCCGACCACTTGGCAAGCCTTGTAGACGCTGACGTTCGCGCCGGCGGCCGTGGCGTACTTGTTGTTCTCGCTCAGGGTCAGGGCCGTGGTCGCCCCTGCGGCGGTCGATGCGGCGGTGACGAACGTGGGCTGGTCGTTTCCGTCCACGACGGCGAACTCGCCGACGTTGGCGGCGTAAGCCAGGGTCACGGCCTGCGCCCCGCCCTGCGCGGCGGCCAAGGCGGCGGTCACGCTGCCGGCCACAACGTCGCAGTTGGTGACGTTGGCGCTGTTGACGTTCTGGTCCATGTAGGTGTCGAAGCCGAGGATGCGGCCGAGAGTCGCGCTCTCCAACGCCGTACCGAAGTCACCGCGCTGCTGAGCCGCGATGAACAACTCGTTCTTCAACAAGGCGGTCTCGCTGACCGGGGCCAGGACGAGGTTCCGGCCTTCCAGTGGGGCCTTGTTGATGTTCAGCTTCTCGCGGGCTTCCAGCACGTAGTCCTTGCTGTTGGCGGCCCCGAGGTTGGCCAAGCGGCCCACGCGACCGGTCGGGCCGGCGAGGAAACCGTGAACGCGACCCAAGACGGCGCGGTCCACCGAGCGGGCAATCGTCATCATGCCGGGACGGAGGTAGATGTCCACCAGGTCTTGGAACGACTTGCTGGCTTCGCCGTCCTTGATGGTGAAGCTGGTGTAGAACCACTGGTTCAACGGCACCTGCACGTTGGTGGCCGAGGCGTCCTGGCTCGACAGCACATCGCCGTCCGCCTTACGCCGAATCTGGAACGTGCCCGGACGGCGGGTATTCACCACGTCGCCGAACTGGCGGATTTCGTTCTCGAAATCGCGGTGGACGAGGTTGGCGATGACCATGTTCTCTTGGAGAATGGCCAAGCCTTCGTTCGCCCACAGTTCCGGGATGAAAGCGCTGTTGTCGTTGTCGAAGCAGACGAGGGCGGCGCGGTTCACATAGAGAGGATTCATCTTTTCAACTCCAAAGTTGTTCTTCGATCTCAAGAAACGCTGCGGGCCGTCTACATCGACGGCCCGTACACAGACGCTCTCAAGAAACGCAGAGGGCCGCCAAGCGGCCCGAATTCAAACGGATTGTCACACAACCCCTGTCTTGTCGCACATCCTAGATGTTGCGGCGCTTATCGCGGCGAAGGCCGAGCAACTCAGGGTTCTTTGCTCGGATTTCGGCATACTGCTGCGGGGTGAGGTTCTTCACGTCCACCTTGCCGTTGCCTCCCAGGGCTGCGCCACCGGGGCCAGAGGTCGCACCGATGCCGCTCACGACGCCTGATTTGAAGAGGTTGCCGTAGGTGGCGGCCAGTTCTTTCATGCGCTTCACGGCAGATTCGGGCGTGTGCAAGGTGACGACGGCTTCCCCGGTGGTAGGATCGGTGTCCGGGAAATCGACGACCACCTTGAACTTGCCGGTGCCCTTACCGGTCTTCTCGTCGGTGACTTCGATGGTCCGCGTCATCTGACGCAGGATCGTCACCATCTGGGCTGGCTGGAAAGCACCACCGGAAACGGCGGCGTCCTGCAACGTCCGCTCGGTCATGCTTTCCAGGAAACGCTTCTCCCACAGCACGCGACCCTTCTTCTCTTCCTCCAACTTGGTGGCGTAGGTCTCTTCCAATTGCTTGCGCTCGTGGGCAGACTGCTGATCTTTGGTCCGCGTCTCCTTCTGCATATCTTCCAAACGCTGGGCCAACTGCTCGCGCTCCTGCGTGGTCAGATTCTTGCTGGTCAAGGTCTCTTCCAACGTCTGCTGGATTTTGGCGACCTGGGCCTGATGCTTCCGGCGATCTTCGGCGAGAATCTTGTTCAAGTCTTCCTGCGTGAACTTGGGCGGCTCTTGGATGTTCAGTCCGGCGCTGACGGCGGCGGCTTTGGCATCGGCAGCGGCTTGTGCGGCTGCGGCAGCCTGGGCGGCAGCCTGGGCGGCAGCCTGGGCGGCTGCGTCGTCGGCAACACCATCAAAACAAACCAAACGAGCGCGATTGACAGAAATCTTCATTGCATTGTCCTAACACCCGCATGTGAAGCAGACCGACCCCGATCTCATATAGCGGTGTCTATGAGTCGAAGTCCCCTGAAGTTATAGCCCTTGTCAGGTGTGGCTTTGCTGAAGGGGCGGTGCCCCAGAAAATCAGCAGCAGTCAAAGACCGCAGAGGCGGTCGTAATTCCTAGACTTTGATCGAGAGATAGTTCGTCACGCCCATCTGTGAGATTTGGGCGAGTTGCTCGTCGATCGTGGCGAGATGCTTGTCTTCATCCTTGAGGATGGCTTCCAGCATCTTGCGAGTGGCCCCGTCGCCGGCTTCCGCCGCACAGGCGATGGTCGTGTTGTAGGTCTGATTCGATTCGACCTCGGCCATGCGATCCGAACCCATCATCTTGAGGACATCCGCGCCGATCAAGATGTTGTTGATCTTGCTGAGGACCGGAGTGCCCTCCAACAAGAGGATGCGTCTCACCAGCATCCTGGCGTGCTTCATTTCCGTGTGGGCACGCTTCATAATGTAGTCGCTCAATTCATCCTAGCCCCAGTGGTCGCACATCTCGGCGTGGATCACGTACTGGGCGATGGCCGTGCGCTCCTGCGAGAGCAGGAGATTCAAAAGGGCGAGTAGTTTATCGTTGCCTTTCAAAGCGGCGCTCCTTAGATGCGTGAGAGTTTCACGGCGTCACCGTCTCGCAGGAAGGGCCGAAGCAGGTTCCAGGCGATGGGGTTGGGCACCATGTTGATAAGGTGTTCGATAGGCACTTGGCCGCGCTCGTAGTGCGTTCGCACTTCGCCGTAGCCGTGGGCGGTGACTTGGAGATTCTCAAGTTCCATCTCCGGGTCTTTGCCGTCCAGGAGGCTGTAGGCGATCTCGTAGCAGGCGCGGCGGATGGTCTCCGGCACGACCGTATCGCTGCCTCGCGGGAACTCCAAGGGCTGCTGCTCCTCGGCCGCCCGCAACTGGGCCTCGCGCTCCCGCATCAGCCACTCGCTGACGAAGATGTCGGTCGGGTCGTAGTTCGGTCGCAAGGACTGGATCAAGACCCAGACCGTGTGACGGTGGCCCTTGAAGTTCAAGTTGTCGATGATCTTCGTAGCGGCGTAGAGGGCCTTGGGCTTGTCGCGGGGGTCGGCCTCGCACCAGGCGTGCTCGTGGAGCCGCATGGCGAAATACTGCTCGGCCTCCGTGAGGTCGCCGTAATAACTGAAATCCATCGCCATTACTGATACCCTCCCAGCCAGCGTTCGTCCGGCGTGCGGTGGATCGCGTACCAGCCGCCGCTCCACAAGTCCTGCAACTGCTTGAAGTAAGTCTCGTAACGCCAGCGGACCTTATCCATCGCATAGCGTTCGACCGACCGCTCGTGGATATAGACCGGATCGAGGGTGTGGGCGTGCTTGGCGGCCCATACGAACTGATCGAGGGTGTGACAGCGGAAGCCGGTCTTGCCCTGCTCCACGGTCTCGGGGAAGGCCCCGAAGTCGGTGGTGATGGCGGGCGTGCCGGCCATCTGGCTCTCAATGGCCACGGCCCCGAAGGGCTCGATGTACGTGGTGGGGACGAAGGTGGCGATGGCGTTCTGATAGAGGCTCGCCCGCTTGTTGCCCGTGGCGAAGCCGACGTATTCCAGGTTGTCGCCCTCGTAGACCTCGCCGTCCGAGCAATGGATGCGGTTGCCTTCCACCTTGGTGCAGCCCTGGCCGGCAATCTTCAGCTTCACGTCAAGACGTTTACACGTCTCAACCGCGATGTGGATGCCTTTGCGTTTAATCAGGCGGCCGAGGTAGAGGTAGTAGTCCTGCTTTTCGATCTGAAGCGGGTAGTCGGCGGGGTTGAGGTAGTTGGGAATCACGGCGTCGTAGAACTTGCCGTCCGGGTCGAAGCCGCCCTGTGCGCCCCAAATCTTGTGCATGTGGGCGTAGGATTCGTAGACCCGGTACTTGGCGAAGGTGCCGTTGTAGCCGATGCCATATTCGACGACCGCCACGTCCTCGCCGACCTGTTGGGCCAGCGGTATGTTGATCGTGCCCATGATGATGCACACGAAGTCGCCGGGCTGCTTCCGCTTGTTAATCTCGGCCGCCGCGCGATTGTTGGTCATCGTCCAGTAGGGTGCCCGGCCGCTCCAATCGACCTCGTAGAGGGCACCCGGATTGTACTTGCCGAAGAAACTCTCCTGCTCGGCCTGCGACATGATCTGAACGTGTTCGTCGCACTCCACGTCGCTGCCCTCGCAGCCATAGTGGTAAACCGTGTGGCCCAGCGATTTCATCATCTGGCAGAAGTGCAGAATCTTCATCGTAAA